TTAAATTGTTCTTCACGAACTTTGAAAACTGATTGACACATTTTCCAAAGCTTTTTAAGGACTATAAAGACTACGACATCTATTAAGTTAAGATGCAAACAATCGGTGACGTGTACCATTTTCTTAAATCCTTCGATGGGGATTTAAAAGCATGGATTTGTAACCACATGAACAAAGATGGTGAACCTGACGAATCTTATTCTGGATGTCTTCAAGAAACTATTTTTACACTCTTCGCCAGCTTGCGTCTTTTCCCACAACTTTCCAACTACACACCATGCACAGGAAATTTTGGTCTTAGAACCATCAAGGAGTTGAAATCTATCGAAGAAATATTTGAAAATAAGATCCGCGCCGTTGGTGATGGTGCTTGTGATTTCACAGCCATAAATCGCGAATCCAAATCTATTCTTGGTACCACTTCCAAGTATAAAAGAAAGTTCACAGCTAAAGAATTGGATCTTGATGGACTCGTACTTGGACTCACTCGACGATACTCCGAGTATAACAAAAAACAGATTTGCGTCGTCATCCCAAGTCGTGATGACTTTGTGACAATGCAAAATAGGATGAGGGATTCCACTTCCTCCAGATTTGAACCCACTGCTTCCGATGATGAACATTTCATACACGACGCGATCGTGATTGATCATGATGACCTCGAAGCTGCCTTCAATAAGTTCAAATTACACAAATTCAAAACAACTAAAAAAACTTCTGAACTTAAGGGTGTACATCAAGAGTTCACTGTTTGGAAAAATATAAAAATGAAAAAAATGGGTGAAAAATGTGTACTTTACGCACATATGCCTAGGAGTGGAAAGACTCATATGATGGTTGGTTCTTTTAAAGCTGATCACGGGTCTAATTACCTGGTAATCACTACAGCTCCAAATGAAACTGTGGGCCAGTACAAGAAGGCATGTAAAGGAAATGGATACAACGTGACACGCCTTGGAGCCAAAACTAAACCCATTACTGAGGGTAAAAACATTATTTTGGTTTCGAAACAGTTTTTGGACCGGCACGATGACATTGACTGGCTAAAGGATTTACAAATTGATATGGCTTTTGTTGATGAAGGGCACTATGGTGGTACTACTGAACTTGCACAAGATTCACTCAGACTCTACGCTCCAGATGCGTTTACTGTTTTTATGTCAGCCACACCCGACAAAATTAAGTACGCCTACGATATTCCAGAGTCTAACATTATACGTTGGGATCAAGAGGATATTAAACTATGCCAAAACATTAACAACCCCCAGAGTCGTATTCGATTGGAGGAGAAATATGGTCCTGATTTCATTGAGATTCTCAACACTTTCTCCGACCATCAAATCAAAAATAAGTATTTGGAGTATCCAGATATGCACATTCTGACGCAATCACTTACCGATGATGTTAAAACTGAAATCATCACAGAGACAGAGGGTACTTCTTATGGGATCTCTAATACCGCAATTCTTTCTATGACGACAGATAAGAAGAACTTTCAAGAACCTGTTCAGGTTATGGAGCGAATCGCTTTTCCAATTTTCGGGAAGCTTGGTAAGTATACACCAGATCCTAAATACCCAAACCCTTACATGAAACGGATTGCGGACACCTGTAAAAACTCACAATCTAGGTACATTGGGGATCGTTCGGGTAAGGTAAAGGTTGTACTAGCCTTTTTACCCCCAAATAATATAAACCAAACTTCTGAGGCTCTCATAAATCTTCTTATGAACGCCGGAGACCTTGGGTATGATAAACGGTTCAGCGACCAGTATATCGTTGTCTCAATTAACTCAAAAAAATCAGGTAAGCCCAAAGATATTATTAAAAATGCCGTAAAACAAGCGAATAATGAAGAGAAGGATGTTCTCGTTTTGTCTGGAAAGCAGTGTCACATGGCTGCAACCATCAAAGAGTGTGACATCGTTCTTCTTCTAAACGATATTACGAGTTATGATATGATAAAACAGATGATGTACCGTTCGATGTCTCCACAACCAAACAAAAAGTTTGGATTCGTTGTTGATTTATCCCTAGAGCGTGTACTTGATACAGTGGTTTCTGAGTTTGCATCAAACCTGTATAATTGCTCTATGTCACGCAAAGAGGCTCTAAAGTACATCTTACTTGCCAAGATTGTCAACATTAATGCGGACACGTGGATTTACAATTCAGGTGATCATCACGAACAAATCACAAAAATCGCTGAAAAGCTGGATAACCTCTACATTTCTAATGGGTATCATTCAATCTTGAGAAACATGAACCGCCTCGCAGATGCATGTTTTGAACTGTCAAATGAACAAGCACTCCGTTTGGGACTCGTATCCATGAAGTCCAATGAGACAGTAAAAATTGCTGGTAAAGACTTGGTTGAAACTATCCAAGATGGTATTGAGAGAAAGAATTATGAGCATGCAGATAACGTATCAGAGTCAGAACCAACAGTAATTGAAAAAAAAGAAAACTTTATTGACATTTTGCGGTTTATTATCCCGTTCTTTTCATTCATTACATCCCACCATGAAGAATCATCATTTTTGGGTATGTGTAATATCATTGAAAATGACCAGGAGCTAAAGAAAATTTGCATTGATCACATTTCTACGTTGGCTCTCAAAGGCATTTCATCTAATACTATATTAAAAAATTTGGTTGATGTCTACACAGAGTTGGGTATGTCTGATGCTGTTGAATTGAACAAGACTATATCCAATGTAAAGGAGTTGGTATTCAAGAACAGGAATGATAGGCACCAGATGTCGAAACTCCTGGATGAGATTTTACTCGTCCACAAGAATGAAAAGAAAATGAATGCTGAAATTGCTACTCCCAAAGAATTACGTGTTCAGATGGTTGACAAGGTACCTGAATCATTTTGGAAAAATCCATCTCACAAAGTTCTGGAATCCTCGGTTGGTAAGATTGGTTTTCTTAATGAAATTATCGACAAGTTCATGGTTGGATTAGAGTCTGTCATCCCATACGCTAATGAGCGTTACAAACACATTGTTGAAAAATGTGTATACTTCTCAGACAAAAACCAGTGCAATATTCATATTGTTAAGGCGATTTTGGACCCAGAAAACGCATACAAGCTTAATATTAACGTTGGTGATACAGTGGATGATGATATGAAGTTTTTCAATGGTCTTGGTGAAGCTCTCCCCCCAAACGATTTCGACCTAGTGATCCAAAATCCACCATATAATGACTCAAGTGGAAATAAGGGAGCTAATCATACCTTGTGGGATAAATTTACGATTAAGGCTATCGAAAGTTGGCTAAAACCGGGAGGGTATCTTGTGGCTGTCCACCCCGGTAACTGGCGACAGGGAAACAGTGAAGTTTTCCCCCTCTTCAAGGAGAAGCAGCTTTGTTACCTCGAAATTCATAACTCAACTGATGGTCAAAAGACGTTCAAGTGTGGCACTTCATACGACTGGTATATTCTTGAAAATACATCGAGGTACACGAAAACTGCCGTCGTAGGTGAAGATGATGTGCGCTCTGAAATCGATATGGGTGATTGGACATTTTTACCGAATATGATGCACGACTATATCAAGGGTTTGATGACTAATGACGTTACCAATCGGCTCGATATCACGAGGGATAGGAGTGTTTATGGAACCGATAATAAAAAGGGGTTGGTTAGCAAAGAGAAGACAGATAAGTACTGCTATCCTCTGATTAATTCAATCAAGAAGGACGGATCTATCGATTTCAGATACACTTGTGACGATACACGAGCAGCAAAGGGTCAGCTCCCTCAATTTGGTCGAACGAAATTTATTTTTTGCAATGGAGCTGGTTGCTACAAAGATATGACTGGTGATATTGGCTTTACTGAGTGGGGCTTCGCTATATATGATACACCTGAGAACGTTGAAAAAATTGAGATGGCGTTCAAAACCCAAGAGTTTACAAATATTCTCAACGCTATTAAAATCATTCCCAGTCAGAAGTGTAACCCCGAAGTCATGAAATTATTCAGAAAGGATTTTTGGAAAGATTTATTGGTTTAAAGTTAATACCCCTATTATAAATACATGTTCTCGATTACTTGTGCAGTCAACACCACCCCCCATGAGCAGGATAAACCAAAACACTGGCGCCAACATCCTAACCGAGTTAGAAGGAGGGTTTACGCGGTGAACAGTCCCAAAGTGAATGAGGACACAGTGAAAATCAAGAAGTTGGAAAAGGAGGTTGATATGTACAAGAAGGCACATCATAAAATGAAAATGATTGCAAAATGGAGTCTTCGTGCGAATGAAGCGGCTCTTTCTGACTCACGAAGCATTCTTCATACTTTGGAAGAACTATACGGGGATGAGGCTTTCGAGGATCAGAGTGGAAAGTCTCTAAAAACAGACAAAGGTAATGAGGAGAACTGAGGTCTATAAAATTTGAGAGTTCTTTTTTGTCTAGCAGGTAATGCATGAGGTAATGTGATACCACTTTTATACACGGATCCCATAAATAAACCAGCTGATAGTGCTCGCGTGGGATTAATACCAAATCTAGTGGGGATCGTATATATTCCATTTTTAATATCATCTTCTACATCTTCAATGTCTGCCATATTAGAAACACTCGTTGCGAGAAGACCCATTGCAATCATTTCATTTTCAATAACATCTGTGTGAGCTATGAGATGCGGTACAACACTGATAGCTCCCGCCCAAAAAGTACCCACATAAAAGGGTTTTAGTAATGGTAAATTCTGTTTAAATGAAGGATACATGAGAATACATAGGATTTCTGGTGGTATATATTTAGACTGATCTGTGTACCATAAAATTAGATTCGCAGTCAATAGAGCGGCTGTTATAGATTCTGGTGTATCTTCAGTCTTTCCATCCAAATATCTATCTGCACCATACGCCCATCGTGCAGAAGCCATAATATACAAAAGTGGTAGAGGTTCGAGAGGTGTCCCTGAACACAATGCTAATATAGACATGATTGTACCGACTCCTAATCCGGTTGTCATCTGTATATTATTAGTTGTCACCATAAATCTCAAGAATATCTCGCACGATAGGACTTCTCTCGATATCACTGAATTCAAATTTAATGTACTCAATTCTTTTGGTGCGTTTACCATCTAATTTTGAACATATATCTATGAGACCATTATCTTCATATTTACGATCATGTTGCTTGGGGTCACCTGTTATGACCATCTTACTACCTTCACCTATACGTGTAAGAAGCATCTTCATTTGATTTGGTGTTGAGTTTTGCATTTCATCTGCTATAATGAATGAATCTTTGAATGTTCGCCCTCTCATATAGGCTAAAGGGCAAATTTCAATAATCTTCTCCTTGATCATATATTGAATATCACCTTGACTGTAGAATTCACTAAAAACATCCATGATGGGTCTGGTCCATGGATCCATTTTCTCTTCTAAAGTTCCCGGGAGATAGCCTATATCTTCTTCAACAGAAACAACTGGTCGGGTTAAAATGATTTTCTTATATGTTTTGTCGTTATAACCAGATATAGCTGCATAACACGCTAACATAGTTTTACCCGTACCTGCTGGTCCTACTGCGAATACCATGGGTTTATTCATACTGTAGAGTACTCGATTGTAGTCTTTTTGATGGTCATTTTTTGGTACTATAGTTGGATGCGGAATCTGCTCAATCCCCTCCATCTCTCCATCTACGTAATAGTCGTGTTCGTCGTATGATGACGAGAGTGAAAATTTTAAATTGTTGCGACCTCTTTTACCCCCCATACTTTTTACACAGAAGTTTTATTCACCCACCATATAAAGCCACCTAATATTGAAACCAAAACGGCGACTAAAAGACCAAATGAATATTTTTTAGGGTTTTCGTCTGGAGGTTTATCTGGAAGTCTTTCAACATTCTGATTAAGTCGGTCAATTTTTTGTAATAACTTATCAAGTGCTTTCAGGATTTGAAGCTCTCTATCCTTTGGTTCTTCTTTTACATTTACAGTGGTAATCTCAAGAATCATATACCATTTAGCATCTGGTTGAAGAGTTACGTAGTCACCGTCATCTTGTTGTTCATTAATGGTGAAATTCAATTTCTTAATGGATATAGGATTAAAGTAATTTGTTTGTTGATTAAATCGACGCCATTGTTTATCACGTAAAATTGCATTATTACTCCCAGAAAAGTGTCTTTCGAGTGGTACTCTAGCAAGTATTTGCCCTTGTCTTTCATCAAGAATTTGTGCTACTTTGGGAACTTCTGGGCATATGATATCAACATATTTTGCTATGTTTGTACTCCCACTTGCACCACTATCACCTACTTGTGTAATATAGAAATCAGCAATTTTAATACCCAATACCCGACTCATATCCTCGACGTGTGTATTAGACTCTAAAGTGAGATCGAGTGCGAATGTATTGTTCGTACCATTCACAAATTCGGAATCTAACACGATGTACTGAACCTTTTTAGGTACGTCGTCAAGTGACATTTCTAATATCACTGTATATTATATTATGGCAGTTTCTATGGCAACAAAGGCAATTGTATTTACTGGTACTCTCGCTGTGGTGACATTTATAGATGGTATTCGAGTTTTTAACGAGTATAAAAAAATAGATACTAAAGTTAATAAAAAATGATCTCAACCAACTGGGTTCATGCTATCTGCAGAACTATGATTTCTATGGGTCCTGAATATACCACTAATGTTCTCAAGTGGGTCAAGAGCGCCGTTTGGGATGCCCCTTATCGTGTATGGCTTGATATTGAACTTCATAAAATAGCCTATGATCGCGAAGATTGGAAGAATGATCAGCTCTACTCGAGTGACGATGAGACACCTAAGTCGGACTAAAATATCTAAAAAATTAACAATGACTGATTACACTATTCCAATTGGCGAACTCTTTGTTCATTCAAGTGTACCACTTGGTATCCCTGGATTGGCCACGGACGAATTGAGAATTGCTTTTCTTCGAGCTACTGAATCACTTTGTCCAGACGTTCAACGAAAGATCTGGGAAGAGGTTCTTTACTGTACCATACCAATTGAACCACCTCCTGCACCCCAAAAATGCCGTTCGGTTTCCTACAATCGATCGTCGATCTCATTACCCCGAAACCTATTCGAAATGAAAGATCTTTGAGTGATCGAATTTTAACTCAAGATATAATCGAGACGGTTAATGATTGTGGTGAAAAGCGCTACATTCAAATTGAAACCGAGAGAAATCAAAAAAGAGAAAGAGAAACTGATTTAAATATTCTCCTTACGAAGTGTAAAAGGTTACTATCCTTCGTAGAGACAACAAAAAATGAATCAATCTTCAAAAAATTAGTGGCTTTCACTGAAAAAGTAAGACAAGCCTTATATCTCGGTGATGACATTCGAGATTTGTTTCACGAGTTTGAACAAATTGAAAATACTACAAAAAAAAGTTCCAAGTCTTTTAAAAACCTAAGTGATATAACGATGATGGGATAATCAAGTAAAACATGGATCTCTTTCATAAAATAATGGCACTCGTCGACAAGAACTCGGATAAGATCCCCGAAGGAGACTATCTAGAGTTGTGTGACACTATACACGAACTGCGACGACAAGTGAAACCACCTTCATTTCTTCTTGACCAAAATCAACCACTCATGTATGCACCCATGACCGATGGGCAACCACCCGAATGGATTGAAGATCCATTGCCATCTGATCCTGATACTGCTGCTCAGCGATCACGTGAACAACTTCAACAACGGTGGAGAGAACTTGAGGAAGAGGTTATGTATCCTGGTCT